CCACGGTTCGCTCCATATAACCCTATCTTCTTCGTAATTTTGTTGTCAGGGGAAGTGTCCCCCGACACCCCCTCGCGCCACCGCTTACGCGGCGGCAGGTTGGACAGCAGAAAGGCCGCAGCCGATGTTCCAGGTCGTGTAAGAAGCCGCGTGGCTCGAGAGGAAACAGAACGCGCCACCAAGCGTAGACGCATCGGGCGCCGACGCCCCAACAAGGAGGTACATCAAGCCGGACGCTGAATATCCACCGTCACAGAAATATGTGGTTGTGCTACCCGAGGCTGCTGTAGGAATCATGCCATACTCCGTACAGGAACAACCGCTGATATATCTTGCCGACATACTTGGTACAGTGATACCTGTATCCGTATAACCATTCGTGTCTGTCACTCTATAGCCAGCATCTTCAGGGGTCATCTTGACATACGCCTTATAACCATTCGTCATAAAGCCAGCAAGCCTATCCCACTGGTCTCCCCAAAATTTCTCAACGTGGAAGACCTTGACCTGATTCGTGGAATTGCTGTATCCATAAAACTGTCCAGCCGCTTTCAGTGTGCCAGTCGTGAGCATACCACTTGCAGCAGAAGCACTACGGCAGTTGCCATAACCGAAGACAGACTGCGTATCCGTACTCTTTCCCATCAAGACAAGGAGCGTGCGAATCAATTCGTGCTGACTCCATGTATGGGTATACCAAACAGAGCCGTTCGCAGTACAGCCGTTAATCTCCTGTTGCGCTGTAAGGCTCTGTGCAAGCGTCTGTCCGGCAAGACTGCGGATTTTAGACGAGTTCCCTGAGCCTCCAAACAGAGACCAATAGAAGTAGTCTGCAATACTGCCGTCCGCCCGCGTGTGAGCATACGCCTTGTAATTCTCGTCGTACTGCACGTCGCTGACAATCTCATACAAGTATTCATTGTCCTCGTAGCGATACACATAGACAAGCGGGAATTGTGCCATAGCGTTGCCGTCATAGGCGGTATTAGACACATCAGAATCCAGCTCCCCGCCCTCACGCTTGTCGTAGTTGTTCGGGTCAAGGTAGTAATCGACAAGTCCATTGTTCTTCAGCATCAGGGGCTTGTTGTCTGTGACAAACCATTTGTCGCCCCAGCCTCCGTAGTCAAAGATACCTGTCGTAAAATCCATGTGTGCGGGCGTGATACCGACAGCATCATAAAGGTACTCCACCCGTGTCGCAGGATTGCTCTCGTTCTTCTTGATACGATAGCCATACCTGTAGCCATACGACATTTGCACGGTGTAATCCCGCACGCTCGTCACGTGGACAACCTTTATTGCGCTCCGTTCACCGAAAGTGCAAGTCAGAGTCCAATCACCGAGACGCGGCAGATTGAATTGCCACGTACCGCTCTCTTCCGTAGCCGTCAGGGTCGTCGCTCCTTGTGTCATCGTGATCGTGCATCCCGTAGGAGCATGAATCGTCACGTGCGGAAGCAGACCGCGTATATCCGTGTAGAGCCATACGACAGAGCCATCCATCACCGTGTTTCCTGCAATCGCTCCCGAGAAGTCCGGCTCAGTCGTCCCTGACGTTCCTGCCGTGATACATTCGATACGGATATTGGACGGCAAAGCTGCACTGCAAGCGAGATAGCCGACTTCATAAGCCGTATTATTGAGACGAACATTCCACGGGGGGTTGACGGTACTGACAAGGAGCTGTGCATTTGCTTCGCTTGCCGCTGCTGCCTGTGCGCTGGAAGCCGCCGCTGTAGCATCCGTCAGAGCGTTCGACGCACTCTCCGCCGCCGCCCCTGCTGAGTTGCTTGCAGCCGTGCTCGACTCCGCAGCACTTGTCGCACTCGCCGCCGCCGCATTGACACTTCCCTGTACGTTGTTCTGAATCGTCTGAGACGCATTTATAATTATGCTGTTGACCTGATTGTAGATAGTATTTGCAATCTCTGACGCAGCCGCCGCTACCCGTGTGTAGATATTGTCGCGCCACGCAGGGTCAAGGACATTCTGCCAGTAGTGCAAGGTCAGCACGTCGCCAGCTTCTTCAGGGTCAGCAATATTCTTCAGCCTATGCCCGTGTCCATGCCATGCGTTGTCTTCATCCAATACCATGTTGTTCAACACACAGTAATCTGCGTTCTCTTCTGCGATATGAAGGAGCTGAATATCAATCGTATTCAGGTCATAGGCTTTCAGAATCGACGCATCGACAAACTCAATGATTCTGTCTGTCGGAGTCTGTCTGTAAATCTGAATGGTCGCTGTGCTATCGCCAGCCTCGTTCAACGTAAGCGTCTGTCCTTCAATCGAGTAATCCTGATTGTAGGTCAGGTCTTCCGTCGTACCATCCGCGTTCAGATACGTTGCCTTGACAAATTCCTTTCGCAAATAGAGGAACGGAAAGCTGTACGTAAGTTCCCCAGCGGGATACGTGACAGTTGCTTTATACTCTATTGCCATTGATTTTTCACGTCCCTTCGCAAATAAAAGAAAGACGCACAGGCTTTTCCACCTGTGCGCCTATATCACTTCTTCTTTGGTGCTTTACGCTTCTCCCGTTTAGGCTTTTGCGTGTTCAGTCTCTCAGGGAGTCCCGAAGACGCTGAGAGTTTCTGATAGAGAACATTCAGCGGAATCAGTTGCGGGATAGGAAGCATACGGAGACCGCGCATCACGTCACGCTGTGTCCCTCTGCCCGTCCCGATATTCTGTGCTGCCTGTAGTGCTTGCATCGGCATCACTGTCGCTTCTTTAATTGCAGGAAGCTGAGTGATCGCGTTGCCTACCACATTCCCCACATCAATCGGTCTATCCGGCTGATTTGGTCTACTGACTGTCGTGCGGATAGTCGCCGCGTTTGGAACGACAGCTTCATACACGTCATTCACCATAGACAAAGGTGAGCCGAGAATCGTTGACCGCACAGCAATCACACGTGCAAGCTGTTCATCATTGAACATTCGCTGACGGTACTGCTCTGCTTTCTCATCCAGCCCAGCCGCTTTCATCATCTGATAGGTCGCCGCACACCGCGCCCCGTAAGACAAGGAGTTCGTGAGGATAGACAGCCCTGTTGCTACAGCGTCATCCACGTCTCCTGCCGTCAGGGAACGCATCGTCTGACCGTTGATTGCCCGCAACGTATAATCCTTGAATTGGAACATCATCCGTGTAAATGTGTTCATGTTCTTAAAGAGATTACGGTTGCCGATACGTGTACCTGAGACAATCGCACGCTCCGCCTGATTCTGAATCAAATTCCAAAACTGAGAGTAAGTGACAGCGTTCTCCGCTTGCCACCGTTCAACGTCCAGCTTCAGTAAGTTCCCTTCAGCATCCTTCGTTACATAGTTGTTGATATGTTCCTTCAGGAGCGCGACGTTCTCTTCTGTCAGCCGTGCCGCTTTCAGTTTCGCTTCAGAGAACGGATTGCGTAGCTTACCGAAAGTCTTACCTTCCGCCCATCGTATGCAGTCTATGAGCGTCTGTGCACGCATACCCTTCATCATGCTTTCCGTTACCATCGGAAGCATATTGACTGTAGACGTGACCTTACCCATCGTTGCTGCAAAGTCATTGACACCCATCAGCATCCTGTCTGTCAGGCTACCGCTCGTGAGCTGTTCGCGTACCATACGGTCTCCGTAGCTCGTCCCGAAGATACGGCTCTCCTGAGCAAAGCCAAACATCATATCCTCTGTCTCTCTCAGGGTCTCGCCAGTGACCTTACCGTACTCAAAGTCGTTCATGAGTCTCCGCAGCGGCGGGAAGGTATCGAAGACACGTCGAACACCACCGTATGCCATAGTGCCGCCTGTCTCAGCTAACTGCGCCCACAGCATATTCGCACCGTTCTTCGCATAGGAGATATTCTGAAAGAAACGCCAAAAGGCTTTATTCTTCGTCATAATATCTTCCCGTGCTCTCATGCCCCGAAGTTCCTGTATCCCTTCTTTCAGGTTCTCGAACTCAATCTTCCAATCCTTTGAGCCGTGTCCAGCCGCAGACGCAGTGGCAAGCTCCCGCTCCACGCTCTGCAAGACATCATTGACGTTTCTCTGTCCGCCGAAGACAGCTTTGACAGCCGCTTCACCCGAGAAGCGTTCCGCGTTCTGCTGCATAATCTTCGTGAGGTCAAAGTCCCGCAAGCTCTCATCAAACGAGAACTCAAAGCGATTGCCACCAATGTTAAATTCCATGATCCCGGAAGTGTCAATCGGAAGACGCTTACGGAAGAACGGTAAGTCTCCCAGCTCCCCGCTGAGTGCTCTCTTACTCTGAATATCGTGAATCCCTGTCACATCCATGCAATCATGCGCCCACGCCTTAGCCTCGCCTTTGATATACTGCTCAACCATTTCGTCAGTAATCGGCAAGACTTCGGAAGCGTCCCCACGTTGCACCATCAGTTTCGCTTCCCGTTCAAGCTGTTTCTTGACGGCATCACGCATAGCATATCGCTCTGCATATTCAGCAATCTGCGCTTCCAGCATTTCCAGCTCTTCCTTTGTGTTCGCATGAGACAGTAATTTCATCTGAGCATCCTTGTCTATGTGCCGCCACAGTTCGCAGTCTACAGGCATCCAGTCGTCCTCTATGAGATTGTCGTACTTAGAGCCTACCATGCGGGACGAGTTCTTACCGAGTGCGATTTGACGCTCTCTTAGAGTATTCAGTATCTCAGCAGCTTTCTTCACGCCCTCCGGCATATCCTCCAAGACACCGCCCGCAATATGGTTCGCGTACTTCGCGTTGTAGTACCGCATGACAGCCTTATCAAAAGCAAGGGCTTTCTCACGGCTGAATCTGCCAGCGTACTGACCGAGGGCTTCAGTCCTCGCGTCGATATAATCAAAGATACCCTTATACATTTCACGCTTCAGCATTTCCTTGTGTGTCTCAGCCGCAACCGTGTTCGCTCTGTATGCTCCGCGTCCCCGTGCGTCCTCCCACAGTTTCCCTGCAAGCTCCCGCATCGTGTTCGACGCAGACGTATAAGCCTGTCCGAAATACCCCTGCTCTAAGGCTTTCGTAAACTTACGTGCATACGGCTGTGCAAACTCAGGCAAATGCTTCATATACCATCCCTGCTGTGTCCTCTCAGCTATCTCAGCTTCAAGGGCGTACAGGTCGTTCCACAGGTTTGCATTGAAGAGACTGTTCCGCGAGAATTGCAGTCCCGCAAAAGCTGTAGACCCATCAGGATTGAAGTGAATCCCAAGAGCCGCCTCCCGCTTCGCGTCCAGTTGCTTAGACAGGAGATTTGCCACGTCTTCCCGCGTGAAGCTGATATTTGCTCCATCTTTGCCTAAAGCCTTACGCAGTAAGCTCCGCATGGAATCCATGAACTTAGACGGGATAGTACCTGCCTCCACCATGTGTGCAAGAATCTCTTCAGGGTCGTGTGACTGTATCGCTTGTCTCGCTTTGAAGAAAGCCGTCCCTTGCTTGTTCGCTGCCTCGTGAATCCGAGCCATGAGCTGATTATATGCATCCGTGCCTATTGTCTTCAGCAAGCCGCCGTGAATCGCAAACTCGTGTGCCAAGACAGAATTTACTTCTTCAGGCGCGACACGATCAGCGAGAAGGAACGCATAATCTTCGTTCGGGACGTAGAAGGATTTTGCAGTCTCAGGAATCTTTTGACCGCTCATCTTCTCCACAAGCTGCCCTGCGTGTTCCGACGTAGTGACGACAACACGCCCGTTCTCGACAAAGCGGTTCAGCATCTTGGAATTGTACTTCTTCACAAGGTCAGCATCATGCAATACCTGTGCGAATTTGTGTGTCTCACTGCCCGCCGCTCCTACAGGAATAGTGCCGCGAGACAGGTCTTGCTTCTTCAGCCAGTCAAGAGCTTCTGCTTCAGAACGAATCGTCGGCTCTCTCTTCTGTGCCTTTGCCATTATTTCCTCGCGTGCTCTGAGTTTCTTCAAGAGCCGTTTCGGTACTGCTCCTGTCCGTACAGCTTCCTGCAAGACGGCATGAGCATCTTTCGTTCCGAGCTGTTCACTGATTGCAAATAGCTCAGACTCTTTGTTCGCTATATCCTTGTTTATGATTGACATTACGTCCTTGTATGTCTTCCGACCGAGGGCGCGACGTAAGCCGACAGGAGCTACAGCCTCCGGCAGTGCAACCGCTGACCGCATAGCCTCTGTCTCCAATCGGTCAAGAGCCGCTACTTCCCGTCCCAGCCCACGGATTGCTCCAATGGAACGGATAGCTGACCCACCGAGGAACGCCATCATAGCATTAGTCCCGAAGTCAACCTTCTGTCCGCCGAAATGAGACCGCATACTGTCATCAGCAAACATCACCAATGCTTGCTCCGTCCCTGTTTCCAGCATTGACTTTGCTACAGCATTACATATCTGTCGTGCCTTACTGACGTTCTCTATCGCGCTGATACCGAGCCTCCCCAGCATCTTTGAGCTATTGAACGCCGACAGGTGAGGGACAAGCAACATCGGGTCAAGGAACATTCCTGTCGCTCCTGCCAGTGCCACTGCTCCCTTTTGAAGCATACTGTCGGTCTCTGCCCGCCAGCGTGCCACATCTGCCTGTCTCCGTTTGTCCACAAGCCGCTGATTGACAAGCCATCGGACTTCTTCAGCATCCTGCCCGTGCAGAAGACAGAACTCCTGCGCTTCCTTGTCGTCAGGAAGCATGGTCTTGACATAATCAATATCTTCCTGAGAGACAGGGCGATATATCCATCCTGAATGTGCCGCGTCTCCGAAGAGTTGCTGAATCACATAGGCACTGCCAGTGGACGTAAAGGAGTCCATAAAGTTCTGAGAAAGTGCCGACCAAAACGACACCTTCTCAGGATTACGGGCTTTCGCAAGTTCATCATAGTCAATCGGGTCATCAGGAAGCTCTTCGTGCTCCGCATAGACACCGCTCGTTGCTGACCGTCCTGCCGTCGCCGCCGCTGCATGAAGTATGCTCGTCGGCTGTGCTTCCATATCAGGAGGCGTATAGTCATCGTCAATCTGCAAATGAAAGTGCATCCCTGTCCCAGCATCGTGCCAAAGATAGTTTGCTCCATGCTTTTCAGCAAGTTCCTCTAAGAGACCGTCAGGCACTTCCGCATAGAGGTCTACAGCGTTCCCCGTCAGGTGCTTCGAGTTCGGGTCTCCATTCACTTCAGCATTATGTTCTGCTGATCGCGCTCCACCTGTGACCGTCAGAGAATAGCCGCGTGCTGCAAGCTCGTCATTCATTTCTTGGACGATATTCACAAGTGCAGGGTTCGTGCGCTGCAAGCCCTCGTCCTCAATGTCTTCCATCAAGAGATTTGCCATTTTCCAACCTCCTTAGTCAACAAGTCTTTCAATCTGTTCCTCAACCGTGTCAGGGATACCCATACGGTCTTTCCGTTGCTCGTTCAGTTCCTCGACCGTAAACGTCGTGTCATTGGTCGCAGACGGGGCGGCTGGTTCTTTCGCCGCCTCTGCACGGAACAGAATCTCTGCATTGTCGTATAAATCCTCCAAAGACAGAGGCGCATTAGTTCCAAAGAGAAAGCGTCGTCCCTGTCTGTCGTATCGCGGAGTATCATAGTCCCCTGCATACTGCTCCAATGCTTCATTCAACCAATAGCGGGGAGACGGGATACCTCTTGCTCCGAGCGCGTCCACGATACCAACAGGAACAGGCGTACCCCTGAAGTTAAAGAACTTCTCCGCGTAGCGTTCTGCCGCCTCGTTCAGTGCATCTTCAGGAGGCAAGCCGCTACAGGAAAGTGCGACAGCCGCCCGCGTCACGTCTCCTTCCACGTCAGGATTGTCAAAGACAGTCAGAGACGAATCCCCGCCTCCAAGCTGTTTGATACCCTCCACGTTATAGACAGTGTTGCTGACAGCGTATCCAATCTTGTCCTGATAGGCTTTCCGTTTCTCGTCCGGCGTAGTATTATACACCGCAAAATACTTCAAGCCCTCGTCAAAGCTCCCGTACACATCCACAAGCGTCTGAAGGACACCTGCTTTCTTCGCTATGTCGCCCCCAAAGTGAGCTTCAATAGCGTTTGCGTTCCCTGCACAAAATTCCAGTGTATCCCGCATTTCCTGTGTCATCCGTCCGTCCGCTACAGCTTCCGGCGTGACTCCGAGGAAGTTTGCGTTCATACGGGCTTTCAACGTGGACTTCAAGTCGCTCGAACAGGGCAGAGGGATAGACAAGAGCTGCATCACTCCGTCGTAATCACCCTTCCCGAGCAGGTTGTAAAAGTTCTGAAGGAAGACAGGCTCGACGTTCTCCTTTTTGAGACCTAAGCTCTTGATAGGCTTCCCGTTCACACCGTCTCCGCCGTTCAACCAAGCATCAATGGCAGTAGAGGCAAGCCCCTGTTCCATCATCTGCTCGTTTGTCTTTTCCTGTAGCTGAAGAGCCTTTTCCATCCGCCGTCTGTCCGCCGTCTCGCGTACCTGCTTTTGCCTGTCAATCTGAGACAAGACCGTTGACGTGTACTGATTGAGACGGACAGCCTCTTCAGGATTTTCCTGTCTCAGCCGTTCAATGTTCATCAGCCAGCCGTCCGCGTCCTCACGCTGAACGTAGCTCTGAATCATGTCTCTTGTCTCTTTCGTCAAGAACTGAGAATTGAACTTTGCAGCCTGAGACGTAACATCCATCATGTTCAGGAGTTCGGAGGCTTTCTGTCCTGTACCGTCCATGTGTGTCTGCACGATCAGTCCGTCCATCAGCTCCCCGATTTGTTCCCTGTTCAGGTGTCCGCTCTTTACCAATTCGTCCTTCCAGTCGTTCAGGAGCTTCAAGCGGAGGTCAGCGGGGAGACCCATGAGGCGGGCAGTGTTCCATACCTCCTGCGATTCTTCGAGGACAGAGCTGATAGTACCGCCGCCCTCTCGAATAAGTTCCGGCGTGTGCTCCGTAATGCTACCGAGCTTAGACACAGCAGAAGACATAGTGACGACAATATCTTCCTGTCTCTTCTTTTTCTGCCAGTCCCCCCACAGGGAATTGATATGGACAAGACGGCTCTCATTGAATCCTGTCTCAAACGCATAGCGGTTCTGTGGTGCTCCTGCACCGTCCATCCGCTTCTTCATCCAATCCTGAGAATACTCCGAGTATCGCTTTGCTTCATCGTCCATACTCTTTGCAGGACTCATAGCATACTCATTGTCGTATTCCTGCTTCATCTTCGCCGCAAGGAAATTGCCACGAAGTTTATCTGCGTAGGCGCGGAAGTATGGGTTAGCCGTATCATCCACAAAGCCGTATGCCTGTGCCGCATCAATCGTATTCAGCTTCTCAATATCTGCCGGAGTCTCAGCGTTAATCATACGCTGTGCGTTTTCCAATCCGATAGTATCAAGTTTCTGCTCGTGTGCGACACGCCAGCTATTGAACGCATTACTCAGCCTTGCCATGTTGCGACCCAAAGACATATCCGACCCCTGATAAAAAGCACGTTCAGGGCGTATGTCAGCGTACCGCCCTTGATATGTGGAGTCAGGCTGAGGCGTGAACTGTCTCGCCGTGCCTACTGCATTAGAGATATTTGAGGGCATCACTCATCCTCCTTTCACCCAAATAAGCTACTACGTGGGTTATCATACGGGTTCTGATAGTAGAAGTTGAATCGAGAGTAGTTCGACATATTGAACATCTGAGACCACCCCGACGTGTCATACGAGTATTTTGGCACTGCTGCCGTACCTACCGTATTCCCTTCTTTTCCTACGCCCGCATGGTTTCGCATCGTACTGATTTTCTCGTCTGCGATACGCCCCTGATAGTAGGCGGAAGCGATACCGAGAATCGTCCCGAACAGAGACGGCTTTTGCACATCCTGTATGCTTTGGATACTCTGTCGTGCGTTCAGCAAAGCCGCTTCTTTATTCAGGTCAATTTCATTCGACCGCTTCCTGTAGTTGTCTTTGATACTGAGAGTTGCACGGTTCGTGTCTGCTTCCGCAGCACGCTTCAAAAGGTCAGCCGTGCGACCGCCACCTTCCAATCCTTCATTGACAGCCGCCGCGACCTGAGACTCCATTCGTTTCCCTTGCAGCTTCGTCTTTTCCAGCTCAGAGACAGCCGCCTCAAATGCGTCCAATCTCGACTGTTCAAGATTTTGGAAGGAGTAATTCATAGCAGTCAGATAGTTTCGTGCCGTCTGCTGATTCATCTTTCCCTGTTCAATCAAGGCTTGATTCTGATTGTAAATGCTTGTCAGCTCAGACACGACAGAAAGGGTTGTCCCCATCTTCATCAGACTTCCCATCGGTTATACCCCCTTCGCTTTAGCCGCCCAGCTCCCTTCCCACAAGAATCCAATCAGAGAGACAGGAAGCGGCATATCTGATTCAAGCCACATTTCGTAGCTCGTGTTGAGACACTGCACGGGGACACGGAAACTTCCTGTATCCATTTGTGGTGTGTCTAATTTGGTCTTCCCCAGCCGACGTGCAGTCATACGGTAAGTGTACGTATGATCGTGACTTTTCACGTAAGCGATAAATCCGCCTGTGTCTGCGTAGTTCAGCTTCACTGTCCGTACCTGCAAGCGTCCGTTCGTAATCGCACGGATACTGCCGTTGTCTTCCTTCTGCCGTATGTAAATCGGGGAGAAGTCGATACGGAACGTATAAGGAACACCAATCGTAATAACCTCGTCTTCGTGGTCTCCGTTCAGGTAGAAGACACCCTCATTCTCCTGCACTTCCTCAGCGGAAAAATAACGATATGTGCCATCTTCCAGCACCACTGCAAAAGCACAGTTCGCATCTAAAGCCCACGGATAGTTCGACGGAATATCAATCTTCGTCCGCTCGTACACAGAGTCATATTCCTGTCCCTCCAAGAGCTTCTTGCAGTCCAAATAGACACGGTAAGGCTCGTCATCGTAGTCCTTCGTGTTATACGTGAACAGCATCTTTTCAAGAATGTGTCTGCCGCCACGGTTAATCAGGACGTACAGCGTGCTTTCGATAAAGCAAGCTCCGAAGACAGCCCCTCCCATATCCCAGCGACTCCACGACGCTTGTACGCGCTGCTCGTTTTGGAAGAGGTACTTGTAGACGTAGATATTGTCCGTGTCTCCATCAGACAGGAACAGCATGATATTCTCATTCGTAGACGGAATGATAGCGTACACGTCGTTCGGGATATACGAAGACACATGAGACGTGATTGCCTGTGCGTTCCTCATATCCGTTGCACTCTGCACGTAGTAGTATTCCATGATAGACGTGTATTCAGCCCGTGCAGACGGGAAGTACAGGTTCTTCCCGCACACTGTCGGTCTACATCCCGGAGACGCATTGAATCCTGTCGTATTCACAAGAGCCACGTTCTTCGGGGATAAGGTCGTGTCTGACCGTAGAATGAACTGCGTACTATCCGAGAAACAGTACAGTTCCTCATTGAACGGGATAGCGTAGTTCAGGATATTTATATTCGCTGTGGTCGTAGACACGTCAATCGGGTCTGTATCCTGCACGTCATTTGCCGTCGTCATCCAAAAATTGAAGTATTCAGCCGACTCCGACATAATGACATTCTCTCCCGCGAGGAATCCGAGACGGTTGCGATAGAAGAAAATATCGTTGATACCGTGTCCGATAAAAGACGGGACAGGGTTCGAGTCTTCATCACCTATCGCACGCTCTCCCCACTCCGCAGGGTGGAAGGTAAATGTGCCGTCTGATTCACGGACAAGGACATGAGGCATGGTCTCAGCATCTATCTCAATCGGGATACCGGGCTTCACTGTCTCCTTCCATATCTTGTCTTCTGCATCATACGTCACATAATAGCTCCCTGCCGTGCTCCCGTTCGGGTCTCCCGTGATACGGACAACGTACCCATCAGGAGCGGTTGCGGGAAGCAGAGAGAATTTCTGTACGGTACTCACCAATCCAATCATAGCCTGATTGTTGAAGCCATCCTGCGTTGCCACAGAAGTTGCACCTGCAATCCTCAGCCAGCAATCTCCCGTATCTACCGTGTACCCGTTGGAACGAGCAGAAGACGCAAGCTGATTTGCAATATAGTTCGTGTCTATCTGCGTCGTATGCGTTTGGCTTGAACCGTCAGGCGTAGTGAACGACGCTGCAAGGTTACCATTCACCCATATCTTATATGTGCGTCCATATTGCCCCTGCTTGACGTGTATCAATGCACCTTGTGTAGTAAACACGTCAGGCGACACAGTATCCGTCATTTCCGCCGTCACTTTTCGATTTGAGATAAATGTGTAGTCCGCAATCGTGATAATGCGTAAATCCTCACGCGGAGACGGAGTTTCCAAATATTCCCCGTCCGAGATCGTGACAGTCTTTTCGTTTCCTTCGAGGTCAAAGATACGAATGGTATTGTTGTAGAAGTACATGATATACCGCTCGTCCCTGTCACGACTCACAAAATGAACAAGCGGCTCTGCCGTCTCAGGAATAGAGACAGCCAAATTCGCAACAAAGCACGTGGGCGGTCTCTTCTGTAGTCCGCTCATTTCCGTCGAGAATCCGTTAATCTGCTCTGCCAGTTGCTCAGGCAGTCGAAGAATCGGAGGCTGTTGCGAAATGCCTGAAACGACGTTCTTGACGTTCTGTGAATAAAGCATGGTTATGTCCTTTCTAATACGTTCGCTATGCTCGTAAGCTGAAGCATATTGTAATTACCCATGCGTAAATCGTATTCCACAACATCTGCATGAGCATCGGCAAGCTGCATCTGTAAGTCCTGAGACACACTACCATCTGCCAAATACTGCATCTGATAATCCACAGCCGCTCTCAGAGCTATATAGTTACGAAACGTGTCCGGCAAGTCCTCAAAGTCCAATGCCACCGTGACCGTTCCCGTGACAGGCTTCTCAAATTTGTCTGTCTGATTTACCATATCATAAAGGTATCCGCCTCTCGACGAATACTGTCCGCCGTCATCCGACTCAAAACTTATGATTGTTTCATTCCATTTGATTTTCTTAGACCACACATCAGGCGTGAATGTGTACGCCCCTTTGTTGAAGTCCCAGCCTTTACGCTGTATGTTTCTGCTCGTAGACGTAAGCATACGCAAAGCGTTTGCTACATCAACATCTGCATCCTCGTCTAAAGTATTCACAGGGTCAGCACCAATAGACGACAAAATGATATTGACTGCTTCCAATTTTGTTGTAGCTAAAAGCAAAATGCCTCACCCTTTCTGAAATAAATAGAAAAGGAGCGGTCAGAGACCGCCCCTCTATCTATCTGCCGATAATTAGCCGTTGCCGTTACCGCTCTCAGTAGAGCCACTACCGCTCTCAGTAGAGCCACTACCGCTCTCCGAAGAGCCGCTTTCCGTAGAGCCACTGCCAGCCGCACTCGCGGACTCGACAATACCCATGAAAGCACTCTCAGGACGCAGACCGCCCATACCGACAGCCATCTTAGCGATAATCTGGTCTGCCTGATATTCGATACGACGACCGCTCTCCATCGAGAGGTTCTTCAGGCGCAGTACGCCCGCCGCCGTCTTGTGGCAAATGATAATCGGGTGCTTGTCTGCATACGCAGTCGGGAACTTATGACCGTCGCCGTACAGAGCGTGCGTCGGGTCAGAGCCGCCACGAGTGATATGCGGGCACTCCAAAATGTCAAAGCCAGCGAGACGAATCACGTTGCCTTCAAGAATCGTGCCGGACGCGCCGTAGTCACGGTTCAGGAAGTCAAGTGCCGACGCAAGAGCCGAATGGAAGTCAGGGTCAAGGAACGCATAACGCTCGTTCGCCGGAACGTAGTTCTTGCTCATCTTGCTCTTGGCTTCCAAGAGAATCTGATAGATCGCGAGACCCGTCTGCTTGTTGATACCGACCGTCGCATTATCAGCCGTGACCGTAATGACACCACCGACACCGTTGCCGGATACGTTCGGCGTATCGTTCAGGGCTTCCTTCGCCAGCTCCGCAAGAACGGAAGCATCATACGAAATAGCAAGGGCGTTGCCAAGCTCCTTCGCATACGGGGAACGGAAGTCATAGTGAGCGATAAACTCATCAAGGTCGAAAATCAGGCAGTCCGACGTGAGCAGACCGTCAATCTTGATGATACGCTCGCCCTGCTGAATGTTCTCACGAATGTCGTCAAGGCTCTGCCCGGACTTCAGGTAGTGAGCGGTCGTGCGACCGAAGACAGGGAACTGAGCAGACTTACCGCTCGAAATAGTGCGCTCCATGATACGACCGTTCGTTACGGAGGTCTGCTGAAACGCGGTCAGGGTCTCACCCGAGAACACCTTCAGTGCAAGTGCAAGCTGGTCTTCGACCGTAGTGGTAACACCACCGATTGCCATAGGGGTTGCGATAGTTACGTTAGCCATGTGTTATCAATCTCCTTCCTCTTAGAAAAACGTCGCATTTTTGATTCTGCGAATTACATTACGGGTAAACTCCGGGTCTTGCTGATAACGGGGGTCTGACATATCCTTCGTCATTTCAGCTACCGACGTGTACCCTGCGGCTGCCCCTGCCGTCTGACGATTAGCCATAATGGTAGGGTTAGACGTGCCGTATGCCTTTACCATCTGAGCTTTGATACCCTCAATCGCAAGCTGAATCTGAGGGAGACTGCCCGTTTGGATAGCGGCATTAAAGCCGTCAATAACATTCTTCGGCTGAGACGACATGAAGACACGAAGTTGCTCAAACTCCTTGTCACCACCCGCAAAGCCTTTGACGGTAGCGACAAAGCGTTCTGTCTTTGCGTTCAGCCCGTCAATATAAGCGTCCACGACAGACTTAGGATAGCCAGCCTTTTCGAGTGCTTTCATGCTCTCGTCAGACAGCTCCCCCTTCTCGTCATACTCTTTCGCAAGCGCATCGAAGTCTACGCCTTTCGTGGCAAGGTCAGCCTTTACATCCTTCTCGGTCTGTTGCTGCTGCTCCCATTCCTTCTGCACTTCCTCCTGAGTCTGCTGTTCAGGCTTGTCTTCCGTCTGCTGCTTCTCCTTGTCTGCATCAGGGTCAGCCATCGGGTCTACTGTGTGGACTTCCGCCCTCATCGTCCCCTCCGCTTTGGAGACAGTGACTTCGGGCGTTACTACCTTGTTCTGTTCAGTCGCGTTCTGCTGTTCCGCGCCTTGTGCTACTTTGTTGTCATCCATTGTTTACTTTCCCTCCTATTGCTGCATAGCTCCCCGCACTACGTCAGGGGCGACATTCTGTGCCATCTGAGCCGCCATAAGTTGCTGCTGCTCTTGCTGCATTTCCTCATCCGACTTCACGACAGCCGCCGCGTCGATACCAAGCGACGTTGCAATCTGTCTTAGAATCTCGGCTTGCTTCACGCTCGACTGGTAGGCTTCAGGGAATACCTGAGCATAACGAATGAACGTATCCAGTTTCGTCAGATCGTGACCGCGACCGAGGGCTTCAATGCCTGTCGTAATGACGGGTTCTACTCCCTGCGCTCCCTGCGGTAAATCAGGAATAGCCCCTTCCATTGTCATCTGCGTCATAAAGCGACGGACAAGCGGAAGCTGAAATTCAAATGACAGGATAGAGTAAATAGAGCCTACCGTGTCTTCAAGCTCATTTGCCACGTAGCGAATCTCTTCCGCCGTGACACGCTCTGCGTTCCGCTGGACAGCAGAATTGAGCAGGAACGCATAAGACAAGCGGCTCTCAATCTCCCTTATGGCGTTCTCCGTAATCTGCAAGTCACTCGTCTTGTCCACTTGGAGAATCTGAATATCCTCTACACGTCCTTTGATAAAGTCGCCGGACTTTGCTTTCGAGAGGTCAGAAACACGTGTGACTGCGTTCGGATTGACGAGATACAGGATATTGGATGCAACCGCCGCTACCTCTGCGACGGACTTAGACAGAGCTTCCAGCACCTTCAAATCCCCAAGATATTCGTCCACAAAGGAACGCCCGTAGCTCTCTCCGTCCATCTTACGGAGTCTCAGCGGAATCCACGGGGTCTTATCAATCGGGTAGGTCTGTTCGCTCCCTTCGATAATCTTCCCTTCAAGCTCTTGGTAGGACTTGTAGACACCTTCTTCCAAGTACGTATGCGTGTAAATGTCATACGCCTTGTCTGCATCCACGCTCTGCTGGTCTATGCACCTTTGGGCGACTTCAGGAAGTGCCGCAAACGCCAGCGTCTCCTTTGCAATAATCTCAATGACGTTGCCTATCCCGTCTCGCTGTATGACATACGAATTGAGACGATAGAGCCTCATACCCCCCTCGTGGGGCGGCAGGAACAAGAGGACGTTTCCAGCAATAATAAGCTGAAGCAGTGCCTCATTCACCGAGACACGGAGTTGATGTGACTCCATGTAGGCGACAATCCTACGCTCAATCTTGTTCAGGGCGGCTTCCCACTCCTGCTGTGTCTCAGGATCGTCGCTCATAGCGTTCTTTACCTCGTCACCAAGAGACAACCGAAAGAAAGGAGCGTTCGGCGGGAACAAGGCAAGCATCAGCTTTGCCGTCAAATTGTTCACGCCACGTGCTCCAATGCTCTGATAGGGCGTTTCGTAATTCGTAGAGGACGAATCGCTCTCTTTCGGAAACGCCATAGGTATCGTGTACTTCGCACACTTTTCGGCTCTGTCGGTATACGCCCGACGCTCCCCTTCGAGCTTCTGATACCGTGTCTTTGCCGTTTGCGTATTGTGGTCGAAAAGGTTTACGGTACTCATCAGATATTCAGCCCCGTTCCTCCGCCTTGATTATTCGTAGACAACGGATTGACAAGCAGTCCGCTCTTTCCTCTACGCTTCTTCTTGACGGAAGTATCTTCCGGCGTTTCTTTCTGTGCGCTATCAGCCGCAGGAGCGGCGGCTGCTTGCGGTGCTTGTACGATAGTCCGCGTCTCCGTATGTCTTTCGCCACCACCACCAAACAGGCTCGACACAAAACTTGCTACTGCACCCATACCTTATGCACCCCCCTTATAAAGTGATTCAGAAGGAACAAGCAGAGAAGACACGCCACCGCTGCCCTTCTTTTTTGTATCTGCTCCCATGACAGGGCTGTTCGGAGTTGCGCTGGACGTAGACGAGACAAGCTGCTGTGCCGTAATCGTCGGTTGCATTTCCTGAGCCTGTGGTATGTCAGGGGAAAAGATAGTCTTGAAAATCTTGCCAACAAATCCCAATTTACTCATCCTCCCTTGTTGAAATAGCATCGAGGCGGTCAATCACATATTGAACGCCCCGCATGAATCCTATAGAGGTCGCAGGTTCAAACTCTTCCTTCACGCATATTTCCAGTAGGAAGCGGGTATCATAGACCTCTTTCAGATACTTCACAATCTCCTTGTCCACGAAAGGAATCAAGCTCTCGTCTCTAAGCACGCTGCCCGCCTCCCTTCCGTATCTTCACACACGTCGGAGTAGTCATCAGGAATCCGTCTTTCTTATAGCCGTTCATCACCATAGCTGAATTGTTCATGAAGATACTGCCAGCGGCGATAACGTCCACGTCGTATTCTTCAGCAAGACGGTTCAATTCCTTCAGTGCCTCCCGCTGGAATCCGGGCTTCTTTGTGACAGACAGCACGAAGTTTTCCATCAGGACACGGGCATCAGACCACCACCATGCACCTACGTCGAAGACAAGGATACCCATAAATCTGCCGTTCTCCGTAAAGACAACAACCTGCCCCTCAGCGGACATTGTGAGCAAGTTCCGCATTACAGGAGCAGGTTGACCGTACACAGTTATTGGAGTTCCGTCTTTCTCCCGATACTCCGCCATAGTCTTTACGACAATAGACAGCTCGTCTTGTGTCAACGGGCGGCGGGCGGTTTCCATAAGATAACCTCTCCTTTGTCCCTGTCGTAATCAGACGCACGCAGGATACGGGCGCAACGGGCATTTGCCAAAGCCTCAGCCTCAGACAAGCCCTTCTTCTTGTATGCGGAGACAACCGTATTCCAAGAGCAATCAGCGTCCAACAGTTTCTCTGCCGTGACCTTACCGACACCGGGGCAACCGCTGTAGCCGTCTGTCGGGTCTCCCATAAGGGCTTGTAAGAGGAAATGCTTGTCTGCTTCCTCTTCCGTCACATCTGCAAACTCGTCGCGGATAAAGTCGTACTGCCAGCCGGGGATACACTTCATATCCTTGTCTCCGCTGATAATCAGTGTCTCATGCGGCTTCTTGGTGGCAAGAATCCCGATCACGTCATCTGCCTCCAAGTTGTCCATCGACAGCCAAGCATACTGCTTCCGTATCCATTCCAGCAAAGCCTTGTAGCATACAGGCTTCCGCCGTCCCTGTCGGTTCGCTTTGTACGTCGGCATGACCTTCTTGCGGAAGTAGTCTTTATCCGAGAAACAAAAGACAACCTCAAAATCCACGTCTTTCTGCATAAGCTCCAAAGCGCGGTCAATGGCAGAATCCACCATATCCACAAAGACAGCTCGTGCCTCTGAGATATTGCAGTGCAGCGTCCAAATGTCGTCGCCCCACTCAATCTCATGCTCCGCTGAAGAGCAAGCGATAAAGGCGAACATATCTGCATCAATCAGAATCTTTATCATCTTCATGCTGCTCACCACTTTCAGGCGTATTCAAGCTGTACCATGCAACACTCGCGAACTCTTTACCACAGGAAGCACATTTAATGCGAATCTTATCATCCGCTCCTTCAGGCTCCCGCATCAACACAAACTCTTCCCCACCGCACTCACAAATAGCTTTATACAACATTGTCAATCGTCCTTTCTTTGATATAACCCACAACGACAGGCTTTCTTCTCTCTCATATAACGACAAGGGCAAACGGTATCCTCCGTCTGAATCGGCATACACGGGCAGTAAGGTCGCCCGTACTTCATGACGTTCGCAAGCAATCTGCCTTGCACAAGAGTGACACGCTCTTCGTCACTGTTCACTTTCATCCCGTATTTCTCAGCAATCTCAGCATTACGGGTATACGGCTCAGGCATCAATAATCACCTGCCCGTCCTTCATGTACGCCACGATATTTCCCATAGAATCATGAATCGTGCAGTCCGCTCCCGTGCCGTATGCTGCATCGTCCTCAATCCACCGCCTCACCTGAAGCCAAGACGAGAACACGATCATCAACGGCGGAGTCATCACGGTACTGTCACGAAAACAAACGAATTTCGCAGGGTGTCGTGTCGTCCGAAAATCACATACGGGTATCACGTTTCGTCCCCCTCCTTTTCACTTCTTCCGCGTCGGGAACAATCCGCCCATTCTTCAGCTCCGTATAGTGTCCGCAAGAACACTGAATCCCCACCGCCGAATAAGCACATCCATCCGCCAGCGGTCGCCCACAGTGCGGGCATTTGATTCTCTTGTCTGTCATCTGCTTATCTCTCCTATCAGTGGCAATCAGCCCACGTTTTTCCAATCTTCCCGTCCGTATCAAGCTGGACACGGAAGCCTAAAGCAACCTGCGTGTCTCTCATAGCCGCCTGTGCTTCCTTCACGAAGTCTTCAGCTATCTTCTGAGTACGACAAGCCGCCTGAATCTCATCGTGAATCCAAGCCATATAGACAAAGTCCTTGTCCCATCCGTGCTCATATCCACGTTCCAGCATCCGTTCCTCTGTCCGGCATATCCACCATTTACACACGACAGCTCCCGCAGACTGCAAGAGCAAGTTCAGTGCGCTGTGCGGACTCCGAACATACAGCAAGCGTCCATCCAAGCCTCTCAGATAGTGCCGCTTCCAGCGTATGACACGTCCATGCTCCGTCTCGACAATGCTGTTCTGCACTGCTTCACGGAGGCTTTTGATTGCAGGGGTAGCGGACAGAAACTTTCGCTTGATACGCTTCCCGTCCGTCGCGTCACCGCCTATGAGTTTGCCAATCTTCGCGTCTCCTGCACCATACAGGAATCCGTAAATGAATCGCTTTGCATCGTTGCGCGTCGGGAGTCCTGCCGCCTCCTGATTCTTCGTGTGTATGTCACCGTTCAGAATCGTTTCAGCATACTCCCCGTTGTCATACGGGTGCATATAGTGAGCGAGACAACGAAGTTCCAATCCGCTTGCATCTACACCTACCTCGTACCAATCGCCAGCCGTGAAGAGTGCACGACACTCTTTACCATACGGTGAGCCGACAGCAGGGACTTGTGCGACGTTCGGCTTTGCGTGTGCTGCACGCCCTGAGACACAACCGTTGGTAATCACTCTACCGTGCATACGGTTGTCTCTCCTGTCGTACTCTTTCAGCCACGCATTGTTCCCGTCCGCAAGCTGCCCGAGACGTTTGGCAAGCATCAAGGACTCAGCAAGGGCGGCGGATAGTGTCTTCACTTCCTCCGGCGCATCCTCGTCCTTTTGAATGTAGTTGAAGGTCTCTTCATCAATCTTCAAGCGATACTCACCGAGATCAGGATTATTTGCATCATCGGGAATATCGTACAGGTCAGGTTCAGCCGGACTGTACCCGTGGACAGAGCGAATCAGATACTCAATCTGTTTACGGGAATGAGGATTGAAAGCCTTGAATCGCTGAATCGGAACGCCCTTCTTGTACCCCAGCGTCTTATTGTCCCTCTTCGGGATAAAGACTTTATCAGGGATAGGAGGTACATCCTGTCTCAGCTTGTCATCAATGATTGCTGACTTCGCCCGCAGTTCCGCTTCCAGTTTCTCTGCCGCGTTCACGTCAAATGGAAAACCGTTGCGCTCCTGTCGTGCCATCAGCCATGCGACACGGTGCTCCAAGTCAATCGCCTTTTCGCTGTACTCAGCTTTCTGCATCTTCGCAAGGAGTACCATCGTTACCTTTACGTCCTGCTTGTTATACTCCAACATTTCAGGAGTATAGGAATCCCACGCTTCCTCTTGTTTCCCGTAGTCGCCCTTGTGTTCTCCCAGCCGATAACCCCAAGCCTCTAAGGTATTAGACTTATAGAGCTTTCCGGGTAACGTACCTTTTTTCATGTATCCGAGGTCAAGCGTCTCAATGTTCGAGTAAATCAGCCGAGCCAAGACAAGCGTATCCCGCACTCTGCCCTCATCCTCCCGCGTCAGTCTGAACCACGGGAAGAGCTTTTCGAGGGCGGGAATATCATAGTTTATGATATTGTGTCCGCATATCTGCCCGCCTTGCTGTAAGTGAGACAGAAGACGACGCACGCCATCTTCCGCGTGCTCAGGATCATACGCTTGTATCTCCCCTGTCTCTGTGTCTCCAATGGATATGCAATAGAGCTTTGAGACGGTTGACAGCAAACCGTCAGTCTCAATATCGAAAACAAGCATCTTTCTTTCCCCCTTAGCTGTAATACCTCCGCGCTGCCTCTGCTTTTCGTGCATCAGAGAAATTTGAAATTCGTTTCAGATACCCGATAATCCGCGTCCCATAGTCCACATTATGACTGCCGCACTTGATACAATGCGTCTCCGTCTGTGGATTGATATAGCCGCAGTCATCACAAATGGTGCATTTCACGTTGGTCGTCCAATAGGGAACGCCAGCTTTCCTGCACGCATCAAATAGTTTCTTTGCGTTCGCCTCTGTCAAGAGCTGTTCCAAGTTGATATGCAGAGCCGAGCCGCCGTCCAAGTTGTCTGTAATCTCGTGTCCGTACAGAGCAATCTTGTCAAGGATAGTCAATCCTGTGTCTTCGACAGCGTAAAGATAACTATTATAGCAATCACGGTTGACAATATATCCGTCCTCCTTATCCCATTTGGCGTTCTTCACACCTAAGTTCTCCGCAGGGACAAACTCAGTATTGAAGCGGACACCATATTTCTTCAGGGCGTTCTTGTTGGACTGCTTGAACATCGACAGCAAATCCTTCAGGAACGTCTTGTATGCTCCGTTATCTGTAATGACGTACCGCAGGAACTCAGCCGCCTCAACGACACCATTCAGCCCCAGCGTGAGAAACTGCTTGTCAAGAGACATAAGCCCTGCCGTGTAGACAGGAAGCAAGCCCATTTCCACGTACTTCTGATAGACTGCCCGCGTCGCCAGCAGGTACTTTTGCGTGTCGTCAATGAAGCTCTGCAAGTATCCCTTCCAGTCCCGACTGCCGAGACGAAAAGCGTCCTGTACGATACGGTTGATATTCAGGGTAATCACCTGCGTAGAGCCTGTGACGAGACCGCACGCTCCCAGCGTATAGGAGAATGTGTTGTCGGCAAGCTCGTTCCGCAACCGACAGCACGACGCAAGACTATCCACGGAGTCAGACATATAGACAAAGAAGGAGTGTCCCATGCTCATCTGCTTTGCACAGTAGTCCTTAAAGGCTTCATCGACAAAGCCAAGCTCATCTGTCAGTAGGGAAGCCGTCACGACGGGGAACGTCAGAAGCTCTTTCTGCCGCTCTTTCCTGAACCATTCCATGAACCATTCCTGAAGCTCCATGAGGCTTTCAAAGTCTACCTGCGTCCCATCGGGATAGTAGAAGCCGCCGAACATTTCCTTCATGTAGGGCTTATCGAAGACAGAAATATTCCAAAAGACGCTCTGATCGCCACGGGCGGAAGCGGGCTGGTTCAATGCGTAGACCACGCCCTGCATTTCCTGTTTGACGACCTGCGGATAGGTGGCAAGATAATTCCTGCCATACTGCTTCCGAGCGAAGTAATCAAAGTAATGCAAGAACTCAACCGTCGCCACTGCTCCGGCAAAGTTCGACGCTACCTGATAGACAAGGTTGACGAATGACCCGCAGAAAGACTGCAAGTTCTTCGGTGCTCCCGAGACTCCGCCTATGCACTTCGTCCCCTCCAAGAGAAACGGATAGAGGCTGATAGAGGCGCAGTACGGTTTCAGACTTGTCTCATCATGAACGTAAATATAGTGGTGTTCAATATCAGACACGTAGTCCTGAGCAGCTTCACGTCCAAACATCTTCTCTAACTGCTCACAGACAAACTTCCGATTGAGCTGTATAGTCAACGGCTTGTAGAGTTCAGCTTCCATCGTCGCCAGCGTCCGTTGCGTGACGTTCGCGTTCGCATCCACTTGACTCCCGCTTGCCGCGTTCTGTGCGTGAACAAAACTTTTGATAAAGTCTGCCCGGTCTTGTATCTGAGAGTCGGACAATTTAATCATGAGAATCCCTCCTGAAGTCGTTTGTTATATCCACCCGCACGGGCAGTATATCTATGAGTTCATATCTCTTGGTACAGAAAAGGTAGTCAATTCGATAAAAGCGTTGATTGGACGTGGGACACATCAACCCGCCCTTCTCTTGCTGGTAGCTGCCTGTCTTCAGCCAAGACAAACGGGACTCATAGACAAGACGCTCGTGCAGAGCATCATCATCTGAGCCGCTGTAGAGACAAACAGGAGCAATCAAAGACAGGGAGTTTATAACCGCAATCAATTCCTCCACCGTGAGACCGTTCGTCGTCCCTCCCATGAGCAGGATAGCATTTGCTCCTTTGTCTATCTGCTCTTGTGCATACTGTCCCATATCCCGCAAGGAAATTCTCTTGCAGTCCTCCCACAGCTCCGGGCTGTGACACCCTTTGCATCGGGACTGACAGTTTCCAAACGTAAAGAAGACAGCAATATGGTCGGGTACTTCCGTAAGAGTTACCCCTTTATCAGCTATCGGCATTAGAATTGACACGTCTCTTCCTCCTTCGGTGCTTTAATTTCAAGAGCATCCACATCCTCTATGCGGTTCGTGCTCTTGTCGAATCGAACATAATCCGCGATACCTGTAGCCCCCGTGAAGCGGCACTTCAGGACACGGATTTTCAAGGTATTTTTTAGGCTTTCATCATCCGCCTGTTGATTTCGTTCTAAGGCAATTATCGTGTCCGGCAGTTGCTTCAAACTGCCTGACCCACGAAGGTCGTCAAGGCTTATCGTCCCGCCACTCTCAAAGGGCTGTGACTTTGTGTCTGTCTTTCGCAGGTGAGACACGATCACGAGTCCTGCCCCTGTCTCTTCGACAAGGGAACGGAGTTGCGTCATCAGGTGGTCGATTGCCTTTCTTTCGTCGCCGTCCCGCTCTCCTAAAGCGGATACCGCAATCGAGATATGGTCGAATATCACGAAGTCGCACTCTTCCGAGACAATCAAATAGCGTATCTTTTCGAGTAGGCTTGTCCCTTCAATGCTCCCAAAGTGGTCGTACAGCACAAACCGTCCGTCTCCAAATACTTCTTTATAGTGTTCTCTCGCTTGTTTCTTCGTCTCTTCGTTCCACGATAGGTGCAGCGGTCTCTTCATGTGGATAGACAGAATATCCCGCAGCGTTTTCTTCGGGCTTTCTTCCAGCATCACCATCCCCACTTTCAAATGCTCCTGCATCTTCAAGTGATAGGCGATTTCCCGTGCCGTCGTGCTTTTACCTATGCCTGAGCCAGCGGTCAGCAACAGCATTTCCCCTTTGCGTATCCCATGCGTCATACGGGTAAGGTTCTCAGCCCACGGAAACGGATACGACACAATGTCTGCTTCCTTCGCAAACAAAGCATCCTCCATGTCCGCTGCATTGATTATCCCATCAGGGCGATATTCTTCAGCCCGCCATATCGCATTGACAATCGCATCCGTCTCACCGTTCAATAAGCACTCGTTCGGGTCTTTGTATGGGAGAGTCGCTACCTTCAAGCGGTGGGGCGGCAGTATCCCGCCTACCTTCTCTACTGCGTCTCTACCCGGTTCATCCATATCGAACATCACGATAACTTCCTCAAACTGCAAGAGCCAAGACAAGTTCTTCTTGAAACAAGCAGGAGCGGAAGTCACGCCGTTTGGTATGGATACGACAGGGTATTTATTGCCCTGCACTTGGCTCACCGTCAGGCAGTCAATTTCCCCTTCCGTGACGACAAGTTTCCTGCCGCCTGTGAAAAGGTGCTGCCCGAAAAAGATAGGCGCGGACACGCCACAAACAGAGAAATGCTTGTCCCGCGTCCGCGTCTTCTGAAATACAAGGGTCTTCTTCGAGTCATAATAAGGAGCTACTTGAACCGTCTCACCGCGTACAGTCGCAATCCCGTACCCGTACTTCCTGCACGTCTCCTGCGTAAGACGGCGCGACGGTATGTCTTTGATATGTACGTCCTCAATCAGCCCTGCTGGTGTCTTTGGGCGTGTCTTTGCCACAGGAGTTTCGCCGTCACGCGGGCGGCTTGTTTGGCAGGAGAAACAATAGGTGTGGTCTGCGTAGACGCATAAAGCATCATGACTTCCGCAGTCAGGACAAGGCAAGTGAGCTTGAATAACTTCACCTTCATCGGCTATATACATCGTCGGATACCTCCAATCCGAGCCTTTCCGATAATCCCCGCAAAGCGAATCGCTGTGCGTCCGTCAGGTCTCTCGACGTGACAAGGACATAAATGTTACGATCAGCTCCGGGCAGTTCCATGTTGGCAAACTGGTCGAATGGTATGCCCTCTTCCAGTTCCCCGTCAGTGCGTAGGACGTAATGAAAGCCTAAGTTCAGAAGCCCTGCACGTTTCGCTTTCGTGGTGAGTGCATCAATGTCCAACCGCTCTGCCTTTGGGCGAAAGCACAGCTTTATGCCATCAGTCGCCTCCCGTTTCAGAAACTTAACCATGCTTCCCCCTCCCTTCTCCTATGATTTTTGTGTTGATTTCAGACGCAATCCTTCAATGCTCCGTGGCTTTTCCTTGAACCACGCTGAAGGAATGAGACGACGCGCATACTTGAATCCGTACTTCTCACACCAATCCGCGTATGTCGTCTTTGAGCCTTTGTAGAGGCGGTTGGCGGTGTTTGAGAAGACAAAGCGTATATCCAAATGCGGATACTGCTTCTTGATTAGAAGGTGCTTTTTTCTGTCGTCTGCCTCAAACAAGCCTTTTGCCTCAATGATAATCCCGTTCCGCAGTACGAAGTCGGGCGTATAAGTGTGCTCTGATTCAGGAATAACATAAGACAGGACGTATGCTTCATAAGACACAGGCTCAATATGCTGTATCTCTTCCGCTATCCTGTCTTCCAGTCCACTCCTATGACCGTGAGTGCGCTTATATGTGTACCGTCCGCCTCGCAGATACGACGGCATTAGAAGTCACCGTTCGTCTCTTCCTCATCGGGCGGGAAGGACGTATCTTCCGGCATAGCAAAGCCCTCTTCGTCCTTGTCAAAGCCGAAGGACTCAGCCGAGCCGCCAGCCTCCACGAGTTTATGAAGCTGAACTGCCCGCAGACGCAAAGAAACGCCATGAATCTTGTTGCTCATATAGAACGGGACAAGCTCATAGGCGACTTTGACAAGGCTCTCGTTGCCGATTTCCTTGATACGGTCGGACACGTTCTGCTGCATCGAGTCGAAGACAGGGATATGATTCTGAATCACTTCGCCGCGCTTCGTCTTGATTTCCGCGTTTGCCGTGAACTTGAAGTATTCCTCGTCTTGGTACACCTTGATACCGTTAGACCAATCAGCGGCGGTCTTCTTCCCTTTCATTTCAGGCGAGGATTTGAACTTCTCCCACTCTGCTGCAATCTTCTCTTCGAGTGCCGCCTTGTCAGCCTCTTTGAGCTTCAGCATCAGAGAATATTTGCCTGTGTCTTTCTCCAAGATAACTTCCGTGGACTTGGTGTGTGCGAAAAGCACAGAGCCGATAGGCGTTACGCCCCGATAGTTCGTCGATTTTGCCATTTTACATTCCTCCCATATTAAATTCTTGGATTGATTTTCTTACCCTGCAAGGCTTCTTTCAGCCAGCTTCCATACCGAAGGAGCTTGTCGAGTTCCTTCAGCGGGTCGTCCTTCTTGCCGATACGACAAGCATACTTAATGACATTTCCCCGCAGGAAGCCGCAGAACTCTTCTTTGCTCATGTGTGCTTGCATCAGCTCTATAGGCTGTACGTCTCCCTGATAGTGCTGATCGTGATACAGGTCGTCCTTGTCTACATAATGAATGATTTCGGGATTGTCCCCTTCACCATGCCAGCAGGTGTCGCAGCCTTTATCTTCCTCGTCAGCGTAATGCGCGCAAGACACACATTTCATGGGGTCTTTCCCATAGGACTGTATCATTTGCCTTTCCTCCCTGTGCGCCCTGTACTCCCAAAGCCTTTATGCTTGGTGGGCGGCAGTTTCACCTTTGCACCCGCTTCGACCATTTCCACATCTTCATCCTTTTCAATAAGGATTTGAGCGATACGGTCTCCCTTCGTAATTTTCTGATACTGGCGGGCGTTGTTCTCCAACAGGAGCATGATTTCGCCGTGATAGTCACTGTCGATAATCCCCGTCCCGTTCGCCAGCCTGAGCTTTGTATTCAGTCCTGTCGAACTCCGAAGGAAAATCTTGCCGTGGTATCCTTGCGGAATTTCCAGTGCAATACCCGTGTGTACGACAGCAGCCTTGTCGCTCGTGTTGGTGTTCAAAACGACAACATCTTCATTCGCACACAGGTCAAAGCCGACTGCTCCTTCTGTCTTCCGCTCAGGAAGTACAGCGTCCGGGGTCAGCTTGTGTACCTTTACAGTCACCATGTGTCTTCACCCCCTTTCAGGTTTCTTTCAGAAAGGAACGGTCATCGTTTGGATTTCCGTTTGCTCTTCCTTTCATTCTCGTGCGTCAATTAGCCGTTTCTCTTTTCGTGCGTCAATTAGAGTTTTCCCTTGACTGGCGCGGGTTTGCCCATGAGAGGGGTAGCCGCGCCTTGTGTATACTTTACTTGGATGTGAGACAGAGAAAAGAATACGGCTATAGGTACTTATTTTGAAACTGAGAAAGAGTATCTATAGTTTCACTTTCAGTTTCACTTATAGTTTCTCTTTCTTCTCTTCCTTCATTCTCGTGCGTCAATTAGCCGTTTCTCTTTTCGTGCGTCAATTAGCTCAGGCAAAGCAATAATCGCTCTTCAAGACGTTTTCAATGTCCAAATGCCCGAAAGTAGGCTTCTCCGGCAGTTCTTCATTCTCAGGGATTGCATACTGCACATCAGACAGGAAGTCTCCGAGAGCGTCTGCCTCGCCTCCGTACAGGTCAACGAACGCTTCCCTGATCGTGGTGAAAAGTGTCCCCGCGTTGGCAAGGTCGGTGGAAAAAGAATCATGAATCATTTCAAAGTTCTTCAAGCCCTTATGGAGACACGCACGGATAACTGCCCTCATGTGGCAAGCGTCCCGCGAGTGGATAAAGTTCGGAGAGATACCCTGCTCTTGGAGACGGTTCGCCACCGTGCCTTTATCCTGCATATAGTAAATACGCATCATACGGCCTGCGATACGGAGATTGATGATTTTCTGCTCATGCTCCATATAAGACTGCTGCACAGGGAGTCCGTCAGGGGTCGTCCATGTGACAACATTTCCGTCTCTGCAAATGAGTTTTGCCAGCTTTTGTAGATATGCCATGCCCTCCACAGCCTTGACTACCGTGCCTTTTACTGCGTCCCATATCAGCTTTGCCATATAGACAGCCGCTTGGGTCATGTTTGTCGTAAAGGGCGTGTCGTCGGGGTGGTCAGCATTGAACGGCTTCATAATGTCATTGATGAGATTTTCCTTGAAGCCATACTGCCCGCTCCCGTATGCCAAAGTCATGACAGACCGCTTGCAGACTTTCCGCGTGATACCGTCTTTCCCGAACTTGACACGATTGAACGTGACCCACGCTTGGGCAAGACTGCGTGTCCCGTACTTTATTCGAGCGTTTCCTTCCGTATCCGTAATGACTTTGCCCGTTTTCTTGTCGGTCTTCTCTTCGTCGGGCGTTCCGCTGCCCGCGTCTTTAATGAGGACTTCGTTGACTTTTTCAGCAACGATGGAGTAAATGTCCTCGACCTTGCCGGAGGGCGTAAGGTTCACGGCGTGTCCGCCTATCTCGTCCCGAAGGATTGCCGAGAAGTGCTGCAAGCCTGAACAAGTGCCGTCAAACGCTATGGGAATGTGACACTTGAAGCCGACGCAGGTATTATGCTCCGCTTGGTACTTGGTGAGCCGCGCCCATTCGAGACAAAACGCGAGAAATTCCAGCGGATAATCATTTTCAGACACTTCATGCCACCACCGATACCCGAGCGGGTCGCGTGCCGAGTTCTTAATGTTCTCTTCATTGGATTTTACCCATGCGACACGCTCTGCAAATGTCACCTTGTCTACGCCCGCGCAGTTCGCTCCATGAATGGCAAGCCACTTCCAAGCGTCCGCATCTTGTACCGGGTCGGGGTCTGCAAATTCGAGCAGGGCTTTTTGCAGGTCGTCGCCTTGCGGGTGGATCGCGGTCGGGATAGGGTACAGCCTCCCCCTATAATCCATATTCCACGGAAAATAAATTTTGTCGTATTGCTCGAACTTCCGAGCCGCTGCCAGCGTCATTTGAGCGCGGAGGGCTTTTGTCTTGCGGGCGGCTTCCCGCTTGATGATGTTGACGGCTTGGCGTTTGTGTGCCTTTAGCTCTTCCGGCGTGGCGGTCTCAGGCAAGCGCGGCAGGGTCTCTAATGGTTCAGTCCGAGGAAGTCCCCCGAGGTCGCCCCCCGCGTTCATAATGTCCCCAGCTATGGAAAGCAGGGTCTTGTTGATTCTGAAGGGGGTCTCTTGTATCCCGTTCAAAGCCTCGAAGATGAGAGACAGGTCAACCGTCGCCAGCTTCCTTTTATACGACGACATAAAGCGATTATGCCCGCCCCCGTGCAGTCTCAGGAGTGACGTATATTGCCGAAGTGCTCCATAGTATCCGCCTTTATATGGACTTGTCCACGGTTGCGGCGGTATGATAGTTGGTATAAACTTATGAGCATTTTCGAGCAGGGCGGCGTTGTTCTGCTCCCACGTCTTTTCCAGCCAATCAGACGCGGAGATTGTGACAAGCCCGCTTGCCTCGTCCGGGGAGAGAATGAAAAGCCCGCTGACCTCTACAACGGATTTTATAAAAGCCGCTCCAAGCTGCACCTTTGAGGCAGTGTCAGCGCGGAAGGGTTCAACGCCTGTCTTTTGCATGGTGTGTATCAGATATACACGGCGGTAGCTTTCCCAAATTCTTTTTGCAAGCCCCGCTTCCATGTTCTTTCGCAGCGTGTCCACGGATAAGCCTTTAATGCTTGCGTCCACGTCTCCGGCTTCCCGTGCATATTTTTCTATGCTTGCCTCATCCGTGATCGTGCGTCCGATTTTGGCGGCGGCTTTGCTTAGGCTGAACTGTCCCGACGTATCAAGGACAGCAGAAAGACAGGTGGAAAGCGTCGCGAGGGTGCAAGCGTCCACGAAGTTCTCTTTTGATTCTTTCGACGGGTAAGCCGTCAAGAGTTTCTGAAGGAATGGAACGTAAGACGGGACAACACCTTTTTTCTTTTCGGTCGCACGGTCTACGACAGAAGCGACAGCGGCGCGGCAGGTATCCCAAGCGTGCCGGATGATTTTCTTTCCCGTGGTCGTCGCGTCGAGTTCACCATCTGCAAGAGCCTTGTTTATGGTCTTTTGCAGCATTTCGCGGGCGGCTTCCTGTGCTTCCTGCTCTATGCGTAATTGCTCTGCGTACAGGTCTCCGTACTTCTCAAAAAGGTTGATTTCGCTTGACATTAAAAGCCCTCCTTTAATCTTGGAACGCCTGAAAAAAGGCGCAATTTAAGAGAGGGCGGGCTTTCTATGCGTTTTCGCCCTCTCTGAATGGTCTTTCTATGCAGTTTTGTTATAGCTTGATTAGACTGACAGTCTCAGTATTTGCCCCGTTGAAAACTTGCAGCGGGCTTTCTGTTTCTGTCCTAAGCCTGCCCGCCTCGTATAGTCGGCGGCGGATATATAAGCATTTGCGACAAGTTTATATTTCCCGCAAGGGGTCTTGTCCTGATCGTGGACAAGTACCACGCGGAAAGCGTCTGCCTCTTGGACGACAAGAGCGACGAGCCGCCGCCCGATATAATACCGAGATAATATTTTTCGTTTTGTCATGCTTGCTCCGTCCTTTCGCTTTAGGTGTTGCGTTCCGTTTCGTCGGTGTGGATTACATACAGCAAAACTTTTCTTTTGCCCTTGACAGCAAAAACGAAAATGTCCCCCGTGTTTAATGCTGCCCGTTCTTCGATTTCGTATCCTTGCATTTGCCAAACGTGCCGAAGGTTTGCCACCGTCGCCGCCTCCTATGGTAAGACAGCCGCCCGCCTACGTCGAAAGACGAGCGGCGCATAACTCGACATTTGCATTTTTTACCCGCGCAGGTTCTCCAATTCTGCGTCTAATTGGTAGGCGGTTTCCTCGTATGCAAACCAAGCAAGGGTATTTTTGTTATATACATCTTCAATAAAAGGGTCTTCCTCGTCCCAGTCCTTCAGGGAAGACAGGAACGCCCCGAGGCTTTCGCCGCAGTTGTCTGCCGTCTCTTTGCAAAGGGCTTTAATTTCCTTTTTATACTTCTTGAAAAATTCGGAGGTCTGCGAGTAGTACACCAAGCAGCCAACCGTCCCCGACTGGCAACCGTGGGACACATCCCGCAACCGTGCGCGCAGCCGCTCGAAAAGGTTTTCTCCGTTGTAGTTCTCCGAGTCCTCGACAAGATCACGGACAACGAAACGGCGGAGACGGTTCCCTGCTTTGAAGTTTTTCAAAAGTTCGCGGGTCTCTTTGTTGGTCGGCAAGCTGTTTTTCATCATGATTTTTCATCCTTTCATTTATTAGAAAATTTGTCTTCGGCTTGTGTGTGCGTGTGTGTCTTATTGTTCAGCGGGTCTTGCATAGTCGAAAATGATATTTCCTGTACGTGTGACGTGATAGGTAACATCGGCAAAGGCGCGAACGTGGAGCACCTTTTTATAAAACTCTTCCCCGTTGATATGGTGTGTTTCCGTTGCGTGGTATCCTTCAAAATTGCGGATACCGTAAGCAATAGCCGCGTTTGAGGCGGTCTTGCCGTGGTACGTGCTGCCGTCGTCCGTGATAACGTCCAATTCATAACGCGGATTGCCATAGATGGAGCAGCCGCACGCGGTTATATTTGTGAAATAAACGTGTTTTAAGGTCTTTTTGTTTGCAGTCTGTTTCTTTGTGCGTGCCATTGTCAGCACTCCTTTCTATTTTTATCTGCTTTAATGCGGCGGGTCAGGTGGTTCATTTTCACAGCCCCAAAGAGGGCGGGAAGTTTCCGGGAGTATTCGTTAATAGCGCGGGACGTGGACGACGACCACGAAAAGCCGCAATCATCAGTACAAAAAATTTTGTCGGTCTTATCAAAAAGACAAATTTCGTTGTCGTGATATGTAAAATGAATATAGGTTTTATCCTGTCTCATGGCGTGATTCCCTACCCTTAAATAAGACAGTCCGTCTTGTGCGGCTTGCAGGAGTTTGTCAAGTGCTTTCATTTTCTGTTCATCCTTTCATTTATTAGAGATATTCTTGGACAAGAGTTTCTAAAAGTTCATCTAATGAAATATTGACTTCATCAAAGATAGAAGCCAGTTCGGAAAGGTCGCCCGCGTTTGCTGCCGCGATTGCTCGTTCTTGTCGTTCTCTGCTGTGGTACTGCTCGAAACTGGATTTCTTGTCGTTTTTCTCTTTGTTCACGTTGAAAAGCTCCTTTCATGTGTGTTATAATAGAAATGTGGTTTTTTGTGGCGTGCGCTTCCCGTGTGCGCTTCGTGTGCGGGCGGTTCGCCTCCTTTCGGTGGATTTGTTTTTGTGGCTTTCTGTATCTACACATATTATCGTCGAAACCACCCAAAAACAAAAGCCCGAAATTTGACCATTTAAGACCAAATTCGGGCAAATAATCCGATTAGAGGATTTTCGGCAAATCTCGGAAGCCTTGATTTTTCTATGTGGACACAAAAAACCACAAAAACAACATCACACTTTTTCAATTTTTTTCGTCGTTTTTCGCGTGTTTACAAAAAGCCACAAGAAAAGGAGCGTCAGATCATGAGAAAAAAGACAGAAATAAAAGGAGAATTGGATGAGGTCATACGCTTCCGGCTCTCTTCAATAGAAAAGAAAATTTTCATGGAGCAGTGCGAAAGGCTCTGCCTCGATGCGTCTGTATTGCTCCGGCATTTTATAAAACATCAAATACAATTATTTGCAACCATGACACCACCACAAACGGCATACATCAAAGATGAAAAAGATTTATGGGAAGTAATGGACGAACAGAGAAAGACGCAGCCAGCCAAAGACAAGAAAGAACGAAAGCAAATCGACATATAATAGAAGGAAAAAATAAAAAAGCCCCCTGCAAGCTCTCAGAAAGAGAACCGCAGGAGGCTTTTTCGTTTCTTGTGGATATTTGTCAAGAGGGCATAAAAGTCCTATTTTGTATGGTATTTTATTCCTAAAAATTTAGCCCTATTTTTTATAAGTGCAGTTTGCTCATCAATAAAGCCGTTTTCCGTTCCGTGTGTGATAGCGTCGAAAGGTCGCTGCAATATATCGGAAAGAATCTTTTCCTCGTCGCTTTCCGTGATCTGAAGGAGACGACAAGACAACCGCAAGACACACGCAGCAATTATTTTTTCTTTCTGTCTCCTTTCGTATAGGTACAGACACAGACCCACCAAAGGAAAAAAGAAAAATCCTACCCAGTACCACATAATAAAATCATCCTTCCTTTTGTATATTGTTCTTTATTATATCGGAAAGAGACACGGCAAGACAACCGCAGGAGAGACAAGGCAGAAAGATAAATAAATAAATACATAGAAAAATTATTTTCTTTTTTGTATGTATGAATGTATTTTTATTTTCTCAGAATCCAGTATTTATACGGATTGCAGAAAAATAAAAATATATATCTACATATAAAAATTCAAATAATAAATATATGTATTTATGTATTATCAAGCCTCTCTGCCCGCTGCCCGTGCTCCTGATCGTGACCGAGCAGCCCGCCGCCAGCGGTCGGAAAGAGAAAAGAAAGAAGCAAAGAAAAGAGAAATTATAATATTACATTATTTATTATTTATATATCCCGCTCCTTTGTCTTTTATATAAATATGTGTGTTGTCTTTTCTCTGTCTTTTTGTGCTCTTTAGGTTATCGGTAATAGATTGTTATATACTATATATTGTTGGCTGTTTGTGTTCTTTAATACTACATATTGTGGTCTGAAGGAGCGCGGACAGATAGGTTTTTGTATAGCTGAAAATTGTCTGAACGTATGAACACTCATTCATATATGCAAAAATAATATACTTTGCAGCCTCTTTCCTTCCTCTTCCAGTCCTCCAAAAGTCCTTCTTTCATAAACTCCAAGATAAGCACCAAGACCCATAGACACCAACAGACACAACAATTATTTTATTATTAACAGCAATAAAATTCTGTTGCTTGCTTGGTCGTCTGCCCGTGTCTCTGATCGTGTTCGTCTTGGGTTCTTTTCGTGCGCTGCCAGTGTGCGGAAAGCGGGCGGGCATACGGGGGAAAGAGAAACGGCGGACATAATATATATGGACACGAAAATTTTTTAGAAAAATGGAGGCGGGTCACTTATGGCAACCAACCGTAAACCAAAAGGAGACAAGCGGAGACCGAAGGGAGAAGGGTCAATCACCATGCTCCCAAACGGGAATATCAAGCTGACACTGACATTGGGTAAAGGCTTGAACGGCAAGCAAGTCCGCAGGAGCTTTACAGGGAAGACAAGGGAGGAAGTGTTGCAGAAAGCCTCTGAGCTTAGACTTGCGGTATCTAAAGGACTCCCCAAAGTGACCGTACCGACCTTTCAGGAAGTCTACAAGCAGTTTTCCGAAGAGTGGTTCATAGACAAGTCCTACAGGCTGAAGTGGTCGTACCGTGCCATGATGGGTCACATAGAGGACGAATTGAATCCGCTCCGTATCAATAAGATTACGACAGAGTACCTGACGCAGCTCTTCCTTTCCAAAGTGACACCAAAGCTGAAGAATAGCTCTGTCTTACACGCAAAGCGTCTGCTTGCGACTGTCTTCAATTATGCCATTGAGAAAGGCTACATAAGCACCAATCCGTGCCATAAGCTCCTGCCGGGTCTAAAAGCAGTGCGGAAAGCTGACTTAGTTATCATCACGAAGGAGCAGTTGAAGACCCTCATGGATAATGTGAAAGAGTTCGACAAGAGGAAACGGAGGTTTACTGAAGTCCTGCTGTATCCCATCTTTCTCCTTGCAGCCGCTACAGGCATGAGGCGCGGTGAAGTGTTGGGACTCCGAAAGTCCGCTATAGACCTGAAGAAAGGTATTGTTGATATTCGTGCACAGGTGCAGCATTACACCGCTGATACCCCACTGAAGACAAGTGGCTCTTACCGTCAAATATATGTGGACAAGAAGGTACTGAAGTATATTTTAGACGCTTCCGACAAAGACAGTGAATTTGTTTTTGCTGATCCTCGGACACACAGCTTCATAAGCTCCCCTGATTTCGGCTCATATCTCGCTCATTTCTTTCAGCTCTATCCGAGACCCTGCGAGGGCTTTTCGTTCCACTCCCTGAGACACTACCACGCCACTCAGCTTCTCACGAAAGGCTTAGACCCGAAGTCTGTCTCACGGAGGCTTGGACACACGAACATCAAGACTACCCTTGATAGGTATGCTCATTGGATACCTGAAGTGGACGCAAAGGCGGCTAAAATAGCAGGGAAAGAATTGTTTCTATAACGAGAAAACAGGTGCTTATTTTAGTGCTTATCTGTGTCATAACTGTCATAACTGACATTTTTGCAGGAGCATGAGACGCAGTGTTTATGCAGTTTCATTGATTCAGCGTTCATAAATTTTATTACGGATGACAATAAATTTATGAGCGTTCAAGCCTTGAAACTACTGAACTTTAATTTCTTTCAGGTGCTTATTGGTGCTTATAGGATAATGCCAGCATCTTCCGCACGCTGCAAAAAATCGAACAGAGCTAATCGGGTAATGAGATAATGTCTGCCTGTCTTGCATACCTTCAGTGTCCCTTCTTGATATAATTTCGTCACCGTGGAACGAGGTAGACCCAGCATTTCACTGACCTCTTTCGGTGTAAACGTAATCCTATTATCCCACTTATTGCTACAAGTTGCAAGCAGTCTGTCGATTTTCTTGTCTATTTCACTTTTCATCATACTGCATCTGAGTCTCCTTCAGTTTACTATAATTATCCTAAAGTAAAAGAAAGTCTCTTTCCGTAACACCTGCCGTACACCTTGTAGCGAAAAGGCAGGAGAAACGGAAAGAGACTTTCTGTTCTCTTTAGGCGAGTCTGAAAGGTCACTTTGAGGCGAAGAAAAAAGTCTATATAACTTTTCTCCTCTTCTTTCATTCTCGTGCGTCAATTAACGATTTCTCTTTTCGTGCGTCAATTAGAGTTTTCCCCGAAACGACAAGGACTTAAAAATTCACTCCTTGACTTTTCGGGGACTCCACCACACACACAAACACATAGGATGAAATATCTGTCCATTAAGAAAAGACACATCAGCCTTTGCGTAAATCCGCTATATTTTTCACACAATGTGCATTTCTTGGGTCACGGTTCTTGGACGCAAGGATACCTTCAGTCATCCACATATCAAGATCAGACTCCTTCAGGTCATCCATGCCCTCTTCCTCATCCACGTCCATGTGCTCTATCCAGTACGACACAGCCATACAGACAGCATCCAAGCGGTCATCATGAGCCAGCGAGTTCTTGTCGCGGGATAGCCGTGTCATCTGATAGAACAAGCTATACGCCTGTCCGCCGTGCTCAAAGACACGGTAATCATCATCTACGACAGAGCGGTTGACAATCAGCTTGTGCTGCATCAAGACAGGTTCAAGCGTGTCTATGATACGCAGCTCTTTCTGTTTGGTGCTCCGTACTTCTTGGATAGCGCACGGGTGGATACGCGAGAATATCGGAGTCATTACTTTCGTGAACATACCGTCACCGAAGTTTGACTCTACGACAATCTCATTGACACCCCAAAACTTAGCCTTTTGAGCCATCTGCGTCAGGGTCAAGTCCGTGTACCCCTCGCGGAAGCCTCCCACTTCCATCAAGAATTGATACCCATTCAGGAACTTCACAATCGCATACGCAGTCTCATCACTGCCTCTGCCGGAAGGGTCAATCGCCATGACTGTCCCTGTGTAAGCTCCTGTCTCGGGAGAACGTGCAAGCGGGGCATAATAGAAGTCCCCTGTCAGTGCCACGCATGGTATATCGGAAAGCCTCTGCTGGTATCCACTCGCCCACGACCATTTCAAGGAAGTCTCCTTTATATCAAGGCTCTCAACGATAAGGTCAGAGACTTTCAGCGGATACTTCTCGTAGTCAGACAGGTTCGTATTGAGCATGAATTGGAGCGCAAAGCCCGCCTTGCCGTAAGACAGTTGCCTCTTTGCAATTTCCTCTTCATCGAAACGCAGGGGGTCTGTCGGTTTCCCAGCCCACTTCTTAGGGTTCTCACGGTAATGGTTTGCGATATACGGGGCAAGTGCGTCTCCGTATGATTCAAGCTCCGCCTCATTTGACGGGTACATGACAGGCCATATCCTTGTCTTGTAGCCGCGCTTCTGAAGCTGGTTATACAAGGAAGCCTCATTCTGAGGCGTACCAAGAAAGATAATCTGTCCTCCCGGCTTCAGGATAGCATCGTACTCCTTGACCTGCTCCGACAGCTTGTCTCTCTGCATCTGCGTCCCTGAGTTCTTCGGAACTTCCACGTCGTCAGAGATAAGCAGGTCAGCACGTGTACCCGTAATCTGTCCTGTGATACCAACGGATTTGACAGACGGAGAAATATCAGGGATAGCTCCGCCCACATCAAAGAGGTTTTGCGTGTCAAGCTGGTCTTTCGCAGCTTTCATGTCTGCAAGAAACGGAAGGGTCTGAATGATACGCCGGATAAATCGGGCGTTCGCGTCAGCACGATCAGCAGACGCAGAGACAATCAACACCTTCAGTTGTCTGTCTTGCCACAGCTTCCACACAGCATAAGCGCACGTCAGGAACGACTTCGCTACACCACGGAAGCCCTGTATGATAATGCGGTCAGACGGGGGGTTCTGTAAGAACTGAGCTATGTCTACTTGTATCGGTGTGGGGTCAGGAAGTTGTATGGACTTCCACACGACGTAGACGAAAGCCCAAAAGTGTTGCTTGGCTTTGGCAATATCGTCATCCGTCCACCGCCCCTTCAGCCGCTTCATCAATGCCTCCCTGCGTACACGTCCATATTCCCGTCTTCAGGGTCAATCAGGTTCGGTATGGTCGTCCCCTTATTGATTACCTGCTGTACGCCGTCCGTTTCCGAAGTAGTTATAAAGTTGTTGTCTTTGAGGAACTGTCTGACCTTTGCGAGAAAGGCAGGGTTCTTACGCTGCTCAGGGTCGTTCAATCCTTCGAGCAGTGCATTTACTTCCTCCTTTGCCACATCGTCAATCAATTCCTGTGGAATTTTTATGCTCATCGAAAATTCCTCCTTTCATCTTGTGAACAGACTGCGTAGGAGAGTCGTGGAGCGACTTTTATATCCTTACGCATAAGTTTATATGCGGAAATATAAAAATCGCTCTAAGACCCCTTTACGCTCGTCTGAGAGGATTTGTCTTTATACACGGGAAACTAATGCACCCGTCAAGATACAAGAAGCTATCATCCACAACGTCCTCTGCATCTGAAGCCTACTTTCCGTCTTCGCATGGACGCGCTCTGACTCTTTCAAGGATTGCAAGACACTCTGCAATTCGCTGTTGGCTTTCTCCAAGTCCATCCGCGCTTCGACGGAGATTTTCTTGGAGTTCTCCAAGTCTGTTCTGAGTATCCTCAATTCTTCCTGTGACTCTTTCAGTGCGCTCAATGCTTCCTCCAAGTCCACCTTCGATTTGCTCCAAGCGTCCAACAGTGTCTCGTTGCGTGCTTCCAATGCTTTCAAGTGTCCTTCCAGCGTTGTCAGCTCCGCTTCCGTTATATGGTACATCTGCCCCTCCGAGCATGAGCCAGCAGACGAGAACAATAACAAGAAAAATGAGACCATGAGAAAGGCAGAGCATGATTTTGTCTTTATCCACATCTATATCCCTCCGCCGTGATCGTGCGAACGACAGCAAAGCTACCGCCGCCCCCACCGTGATACGGGTCATACGGCTTAGGCGGAGTCGTATGCAGCTTGTAAATGTATCCGCCAGCCGCGACAAGTCCAACAATCAGGAACGCTATGATATACAGGAGCGTAATCAATTTGGACTCTTCTATCAGCACGTAGTCCTCATGCTTCATGCTTATTCCTCCTTTTCGTAAGGCGGGACACCATACGGAGTCGTAAGGTCTACCTCCGTCGCGTACCAATACGTAACGTCTGCACGGTTCGCGTATCCGTGCCAGTATTCCTCACAGCCCGCCGCCGTTGCATAATCGTAGCGGAACAAGGTATGCAGCACGTCAATATCCCGCAGGTTATAATCACTTTCACGATTCTGCAAGAAACGCTTTACGACGTAGTGCGACGTAGGACACCACATACCACAGTAGATAAGACAACGGCTATCGTCGAGACTGGCAATCTCCTGAAGTTCCTCTACGTACATTTCGCAGTCCTTCGCAAGCTGATTGAGCTGTGCAATCTGTCCTTCAGGTGAACCAAGAAGCTCCGCAAGGTCTTCCAGTTCCCCGCTCTCTTCAATGTCGCTGTAAGCTCTGTTGGCAAAATGGTCGCCTCCGGGGATTTGAGACAGGAGATTGTCTGCTCTGCCACCCTCCCACTGCGAACAACCAATGGACGGGTAGTCTCCCGCTGTGGAGCAGGAAATGGAATTGTACCCACCTTCTACGCCCGTTGCAATCAGACCACGGGCAATCTCACGTGCAAGTTCTTCAACCGTCATTGTGTGTCTCATCCTCCTTCTTCAATACGCCTCTGTCTTCAGCAATCTTCTTCAAATGATCGCGGAGGAAATTCGGAATCATCCAGCTCCCTCCGAGCTTGTCAATGTTCTCTACCACAGACAGGGCTTCAATAATCGCAAAGCCGCTGATAACCATACCGCGCAGCATCATTGTCGCCATAGCCACATCGAGGCAATACGCCAGCCCGATTGCAAAGAAGACACAGACCTTCTTCCACAAGCCGCGTCCGCCCACGCTCGAATCCAGCTCACCGCGTTTGTATCCGGCAGAGACACCCGTGATAAAGTCAAGTATCATCAAGACACACAGAGCCTTTATCGGCGTGTCAATGCCTCCCAGTGCCATATCAAGAAACGCCCAAAGTATCCCAAAGGCTGCTCCAAGTTTCAGCTCAAAGGCTGTATAAAGTTCGTGCAGGTTCATCCCTATATCACTTCTCCTTTCTCTCAATGCGGATAGTCGCACGAGTGGCAATCATAGCCCGTGTGTCTACTATCGCCTCTGTCTTCACCTTCCAGCCCAAGTGAAGTTCCTTATAAATCGTGTAGTCTCCAATGCTGAACCACGGGGCAGTGGATTTGTAACGCCACGCACTGTCTATCCACCAACACACGCAGTCTTGGTGAACAAAAGACGTGTCAGGGTCATTCTGCACGAAAGTCCATTTTGTTCCGCCTATGATACCGAACACCCAAAAACACCATCCGTATGCACAATTACGCATGAGCCAGTACACACGACAAATGTATCTTTTGAGGCGTTCCGTGAGCGTCCAGTTATGATTGATACAACGGGTAAACCATCGGTCGCGTCCTTCTTCTGCCAGCGTAGGGGTCGTTCCCTTGTATTCCTCGTAGTGTCCCTTCCAGTCATATAAGAGCCAGTCGGGAAGCTGTTTGTTCTCTGTCACATCCGAGGGGTTGCAGGAGTTATCATGTGTTTGCCATAGTTGCAGGAATCCCGGCAATTCTCCATCTTCGTCACAGAACAGCACCACTATCGGATTTGTGAGGTAACAGAAAAAAGACACAACCAAAGACAAGGGCGCGAGTATCAGCCACGTAATCATGACTCATCCTCCGCGCCCACAATCTCTTCATATTCCTCTTGGGTTATCCAGTGTCCGATTACCGCCTGAACACGTTCTTTGCTCCACAAGCCGTGCTCGTAGTAGTATTTGACTTTCTCAAAGTTCTTACTGTGCACTGTCTTCTACCTCCTTACAGCAGGTCTACGTCGGTCATAGCCGCTATGAAGTCAATGTCAGCCCTCTGCTGCTGCATTTGTTCAACGCGGACAACCTCATACTCTGCCTTTGTCAGTTCTCGTTCCTCATACTCCCAGCCTGTGAAGTCCTCAGTCTCCACTCGTTTCACATTTCGACGCTGATAGATCGTGGTGGCACTCGTCAAAATGTCGAACTCCGCTGGTTCTGTCTCCTGTGAGCCATACACTTTTTTCCAATCCTTCATGTATCCGTCGCCTCCGTTCATCTGTAATTTCTTTGATTGTCTGACTGTACTTCCGCACTTTCTTCTTCAGCCTCCGCATATTGATACGAGGCTTGATATACTTCAGATAGTATCGGAAGGTATTCGTACACCGTATCCACGACAAGCGGGATATAAGAGACGAGGCATCATACCACGTCGCCTGTCCGCGCTTCCTGCCGACACGCACTGCTTTACGACGCATCCGCATCAGGATACTTTTACGCAGGGTCACTCGGTCACAATGAATTACTGTCCCAAGTGCATTGATAGCTCTGCCGTGTATCTTTCCGTCACTGTCCTTGTACTCAAAGCGATAGATTTGCGTACTATTATTCAAGGTCAGGCGCAGTTTGTCTTTCAGATAGACACGCATAGCATCAAGAGCCTGTCGAACTTTACGCTTGTTCGTCCCGATAATAAAGAGGTTGTCTGCAAACCGCAGATACTTTATATCAGGCTGAGAAGCCGCAAAGTGGTCGAACTTCTTCAGATAGAAGTTGAAGAGCCACGGGCTTGTATAGTGACCTAAAATCAGCCCGTAGTTGTCATCATCTTGTAGGTCATAGTGCAGGAATTGACACATGAGACGCATCCACTCTTCGTCACTTATCACGCAGTACAGTTCCGCCACAAGTGTCGGTATGTGCACCGAGCCGTATGCGTGGTGTACGTCAGCTTCAACGACAAACAGCTTCTGTCCTATCTGCGCCCACTTCTTCAATCTGTGTACTGCATCGTGCAATCCATATTTGCGGATAATCGTCTTTCCGTCTTTGTTCGTCCTTACCGTAGGCGGTAAGCATCCATACACCTGCTCATACAAGCCGTCCATCAGCACAGGCTTGAAAGGCTCAATGAGAAGGTGGTGCAGGATTTGTTCAGGACAAAACAGCGGCTTTTCAATCTCCCGCAGTTTATGGTTTGCACCATCAATGATTTTATGAATGTTGTTTTCACATGGGATATAGGAGGGGTCACGGGCGCACGATACGACTTTCTCATAGGTCTTATCGAAGTCGCGGAACGCCCGCATCACTTCCCGTCTCCACATCTTCCCTACTGCCGCGTCAAGTGCACATTTGCACACCATTTCCGGCGATAGCATTTGTTCAAATAAATGTTTATAGGTTTTCATCAGTTTCTTATCTCCTACTGAAATTTCACGCTACCCGTGTAGCCTACTATTCCAGTCCTTTGACGGGCAATTTTCACCAACGGTGAGGATCATACGTAGCATTTTGAAAGGCATGAAACTGTAGATAAGAAGGTCGCAGCCGTTGTTCCAGTTCGTGTTAGAAGCCGCGTTGTTCGAGTTGAAACAGAACGCGCCACCAATCGTAGACGCATTGTTCGCCGTCGCCCCAACAATGAGACTGCCAAACAGCCACGGTTCGCTCCATATAACCCTATCTTCTTCGTAATTTTGTTGTCAGGGGAAGTGTCCCCCGACACCCCCTCGCGCCACCGCTTACGCGGCGGCAGGTTGGACAGCAGAAAGGCCGCAGCCGATG